CGTGGTTTTCGCTAGCCTCCCAATTGGAGCGCGATTATGCTTTTTCTATGAAATCACATTAAGTGGTTGCCCGGACTTCGGTCACGTTTGGAACGTCCATTCCTTTTAACCCACGCAGAGTGGGGGATTTGCTTATTCACCGCCAGGATAGACCTCTTGGCACCCTCCAGCGTTGGCAAACGCACCCAAAACCGTCTAGATCGTAGCGCCATACAACAGCACATCCCCTGAAGTGGGGGTTGTATGGTTGCGCATCAGACGGCACGGTCACGCGCCAACGTAGCACTCAACGCTAATGGAGGACCAAGTTGTCCAATAATACGTGTATAAACATCAGGCCGCCCCTCCTAGGGCGGAGACATCGGTTCGATTTAAGGGAGAGGTTTAAAAGCGCGAAAGTCACGTCAAGACGTTCCGCCCCCCCCTCTTAGAACTGGTCACTGTCAATAATGACAAGAAGCTAACGCTCATTCTCTCTACGCCTAACATGCGGGAGAGTCTTACTCAATGTTCCTACACATTCAAACACCAAGATAGAGAAGACCCGCTTTGCCCAGGTCATCGCATACCTCACGGAGGCCGCCGGCGCGGCAGCCGTCAAGAAGTTCAAGTCCGACCTGACTAGGTACGGCTGGGCCTCGGTCGCCGCCATGTCGCCCGAGCTCGTTCGAGGTCTCCACCACTATGGCATCGACCCCGTTAAGGGTGTCATAGAATACGCCGCCTGCAGCTACCTCGGCCTCTGCGGCGAGCCGGATAAGGGCCGTCCAAGGGCCACGTCGCGGACCCGGCGGGCCGACCCAAGTTCCACCATGGGAGACGGTCCCCCCCGCCGTGGCGCAGCTCCCACCCGTTACGGCCGGATCCCAGGGCGCGAGCACCGTAAACCTGCTCGCGCGAAGAAGGGCAAGAAGAAGAAAGCCCCGAAGCGCCCCAAGCGCGCCCGTCCCGGATCTGCGCGCCCAGACAGGCATTTCTCGGCTTCTACCCCGCGCCCGAAGATCGTGATCTCGACCATAAACCGTAAGCAACAGATGCTCGGCAAGTCGTATGCTCACACCAACGTGGCGCCACTCTCGCTCTCCGAGTTGAAAACGAGCGTGGAGCCAAACTTTAGCATGGCCCGTGACGGTACGTCGATAACGGTGCGCCGCACAGAGTATGTCGGCGACATCTCATCTGTGGGGACGGACTACAAACTGCACACGTACGTTCTCAC